CCTGTACAACAACCGATCAAACACCACTGCTGGTAAATTGTCTGAAATCCCGTATGGCGTGGCACAGCTTTTGCGGCCCTATAAACCATTGGTGCTTTAAATGGGCATAGCACGTTTTGAAAATATCACAGTGAACAATCTATCGTTCACGACAGATAGCTATGGGCAAGGTTCAACAACCATTGCGCCTTGGTTTGTCACACGTGCAAAAGTCATGGATGTGAACCCGTCTGTCGGGATCAATAAGGATGATCGGGTGTATCAGGAACGGGTCAAATTCATGCTGAATTTCACGCCCAACACCCTGAATATGTCCAACAATCAGAACCTGTATTCAATCACGTGGCGTAATCAGGATTGGCGCATTGACGATGTGATGGAATCCAACGACCGCATGAATATCACCTTTCATGCCTACCGCAACGATCCTGTGCCGAGCGTATGACGACACAGCAAAACATTGCGGTTTATTCTCAGGCGATACAGGCGCAGTTAACCACCACTGTTAACCCTGTGCCTGTTTATGCGTTGTTTAACCGCAATTTTGCGACACAGCCTAAATTCGTGACATGGCAGTTGAGGAATGTCCACCAACCTGTTTATACAGGCACAACCCAATCTGTTAAGGGTATTGATACGCCAATTTGCCAGATCAGTTGCTTTGCCCAAAATTACGCTGATGTGCTGACATTGGAAAACACAATTGTTCAAGCGTTGCATGGCTGGTCGGGCACTTTGGGTGGTCTGGTGTATGTGTCAAAAATTGATATTTCGATGCTATACAACACCTATGATGACCAAGTAAAATTACATCAAATCATTCTCGATGCGAGAATGGACATACCATGTTGACATCAAACAAACTTTTTCTGAAAGGAATGAATCATGGCTCTGCCGAATAAAGTTTTACCTGGCTTCAGTGCCTCGCTTTGGTGTCAAACTGGTGCGACACCCACCGCTTTGACTGTACCCAATCTGTCAATCTGGACTGCTGAAGTTGCTGCAATCGTTGGCACATCTGCTGGCGGTACTGGTGTCAGTTCGCAACAGTTGAACGTGGAAGCAATCCCTGCCTTTGGTCAAGATGACGCATCTGCAAACTTTATGGTTGCAGGTTCCCGTCAATCCGATGTGATCCCGACCCAAAGCAAGCCCACCAGCATGAGCATCACTGCCGCATGGAATCCTAGCGATCCTGGCCTATTGCTGATGCGTGGCGATGCTTACAGCGGCATCATTGACCGAACCTTTGTGATTGCCGCTTATGATGGCACAAACGTGGTGGCCTATGCTTTCAACGGGCGTGTGTCTGAATTCCGCATCGATGCTGCGCCTGGTGCTGAAGCCAAATGTGTTTTCAGCATTCACCCCCGTGGCAATCAATACGGCTGGTCAAACAACACCTAATCAGTGCCCTACGGGGCACTTTTTCCATATGGATATTAAATCAAACGATGACCTGCTTAACTATCTAATCGATAGGGCAAACAGCACTGACCCAAACATTGCAAAACAATGGTTTGGGCGGTTGCAACAACGTATCACGGGCATCCAGTTAGCCCATGCAATAGCGGCTAATCACGCCGACAAAATGACACCTGATCAGGTTGTGGATTATGTGAATAATCTGCAAAATACAATCTTCAAAAAGATTGTGATTGGGTAATCATGGAACTGTCCGTTAAGTGGTCAGGATTCAAAGAGTTTGAAGATTTATTCAACGAAATTGAAGATGATTTCGGGGAAAAGGACGCAAACAAAATCTTGAGAAACGCCACACGGGAAGCCATGAAACCAGTGTTATCTACTGCTCGTGTATTGCTTGAATCGCATGGGAACGTGGATACAGGCCAGTTGCTTAGATCATTGCAACTTGAAGCACGAAAGCCATCGAGCAGGGACAAACGGTCTAAATACGTAGAACCCACAATGATTGCAATATCACGGGTGTCTGTTGCCCCTGGCAGCAAGTTTGACCCTGATCAACCCAAGTTGCGAAGCAAAACATTCAAGAATAAAAAGACAGGAATAAAAGAGCATATGCACAGCGATGCACGTGCGTATGCCATTGAATTTGGTACTGTCCGCTGGTTAAAAGGCGAAGGCAGGCCATTTATCAGGCCAGCGTTGGAATCTAACATTCAAGCGGTGACTGATGGGTTAACAGTGTCATTGCGAAATGCACTGTTGAAATACAAATCAAAACAGATGAATACAAAATGAAACTTGCAAACGCATTTGGAATCAACGATTCAATCCGCACCAAAACCTTTGAATATGGTGGACACACCTTCAAAGTGAAAATCCCTACCACGGCTGAAACCGAGGCAATGTACGAGCGCATCAAAGTCGTGCCTGATGATGAAGCCGAAAAACGCTATGAAGAAATGGCGAAAGGGTTTTTGGACAACAGGGAAAAATACGAATCAGACCCTGATGTGCAGTTTCAAGAAAACGACATTAAGGTCAAAGACTATTCGCTGAGGGAAACCGCCAAAAACAAGGTGATGACCGAAACACGCATCGTTGAGATGTTTAGGTTATTGTTGCCCAAAGAGGCTGAGTTTGATATGTCCCAGGTGACGTATTCAGACGTTGATGAGATTTTCCCGTTCAAAGTTCAGTTGGAAATGGTCGATGAGATTGCCAGCCTGATTGCGCCGACCTACGGGGAAACCAAAAAAAAATAACGGGGTCAGTACGGCGGCAAGTTAAGGCGTATCTGACTGCCCACGGGACTGACCCGCAACAGGTTGATGAGGAAACCTTCACCGACATTTCGGTGATGTGGATTGATGGATTGATCGGGAATCGGGGTATTCTTGAGGTTCTAGGATTGCTAACGGCAGGGCAATTCAATAAAATGATTGCAAAGGGGGCTAGTCCTTACACCTTGGAAAAAATCATACCAAGAGCATACGATTACATCTATCCACCGATGGATGAAAAAGACAAAGCCGATGCCATATCGCAAGCGTTGTTAGCGTTTGCTTTGATGTCACCAGGCGCACCAAAACATCTTTTCGAGGCTGAAAATGGCTAACGTAATCGCAGGGCTGGCAGCGCAACTTGGGCTAGACACCACCGAATTTAAAAAAGGCATTGGTGAGGCCAAATCATCCCTGAAAGAATTAAAGGAATATCTACCTGAAGCCCTGTCGGTAGCTGCGTTTGCCGAAATGATCCATGCCAGCATGGAGTTGTCAAACAAGATTGTTGAGACAGCAAAAGCCAACGAAGTCACCACCGCATCTGTTCTTGAGTTGTCCCATGCGCTTGAGGAAAACGGCGGTTCTGCTGAAGATGTAAGCCGCATCTATTCTAGTTTTACACAAAAAGTAGAAGCGGCGGTTCAAGGCAATGCTACTGCCCAAACATCATTTGCGAAACTTGGCGTGACCCTTAAAGACTTGGGCACATTGTCTGAACAAGATTTGTTTGCCAAAACTGTGCAAGGTTTGGCGACCATGAAAGACACAGCCGAGCGTAACGGCTTGGCATTTCAGACTTTGGGCAAAGCGATCCGAGGTGTTGACCTTAAAGGATTGGCGGCTAGTCTTGAAGAAAGCAAAGGAGAATTTGATAGATATGCCAAATCGGTTGAAATGGCGCATGAGTTGTCATTAAAGTTAGAAGCATCACACAAACAATTGGTTCTTGAATTTACCAATGCGTTTATTCCATCATTATTGACTTTGTATGAAAGCTACACCAAGACCACTGGTGCAATGCAAAAGTTTGCCGAGGTTGCCAAATATATTGGAATGGTGGCGGCGGCTACATTTAAAGAAATCACCACGGCAGTCACACAAGTCTATGACGTTATTAAAGGTGTATTCACATATTTGAATAACATTGCCCATCTTGATTTTTCCAAAGCTGGCAAAGATATGATTGCTACATGGGAAGAAATCAAAAAAGATGGTTCAGATTATGTTGAATTTTTAAAAGAATTGGTAAAAGTTAACAATGATTCTCTTGGAAAAGTTACAAAACAGCAAGATGTTCATCGTGATGTAACAGCGTCATATTCAAAACAATTGATGTCTGCCGAAAGTTTATCGGCGGCATATCAAAAGCAAGCTGATTTGTCATTATTAACTTTGCGTCATAAAGAAGATGCTTTGAATATGACAAAGCATGACAAAGAAATTCAAGATGAAGTTAACAAAGTCATTGAAAATCGAGATAAACAATTAGCATCTATCTCGCAAAAAATTGATGCGTTGGACATGACCAAATTAGGGTCAAAGGAAATTAAAGCAACACTTGAAGCACAAGGCGTTGAAATTGTCAGATTGGCAGATGAATATAAAGCCAAGACAGCCGAAGTCGTAAAAGCCAATCAACAAATGCGAGAATCATTTGGATTTGGTTGGGATCAAGCATTTGCACAATACAAAGAAAACGCAGCTACAGCAGCAGATTATGGTCGGCAATCATTTCAAATAGTCACAAATGCAATGGATAACGCTATTGATCAATTTGTTAAAAAAGGCAAAGTTAATTTCAAAAGTTTAACGGAAAGCATCATTCAAGGATTGATTGCAGTTCAACTCAAGATGCAAGCCAATCAATTGTTTGGTGGTGTAGGAGGTGGATTTTTATCTGGCATAGGCGATTTTTTAAAAGGCATAACTGGTTCTTCAACAGTTTCAAATTCATCAAGTTCTATTTATTCATTGTCATCTGGTTCTAGTGGCCTTGGGTTAAAGTTTGCCGATGGTGGCACTCCACCTGTTGGACAAGCAAGTCTTGTTGGTGAACGTGGGCCAGAATTGTTTGTGCCCAACACATCAGGAACAATCATCCCTAACAATATGCTTGGCGGCATGGGTGGCACAACCACTAATGTGACCAACTACAACATCCAGGCCATTGACACAAAATCCTTTGAAGATCGAATTTATGGTTCAGCCAGTGCGGTTTGGGCGGCTAATATGTATGCCACAAAAAACTTGGCAACAAATCGGAGTAGATCATAATGGCTGGCTTTCAAAACATCTTTGAGATTCAACAAAGCATGACTGTGCAAAACAGGCGCACAGTGGGTCAGCAAATATCTCGTGGCGGCTATGTGACTGTGGCGCAATATTTGACATCTGTGCCTTGGGTGTTTACTGTTGTGCCCCACAATTTCCTGTACTATCCGCAGGTGCGAAACGTCATTCAAGCGATTGACAACCTTGACCGACAATTGCCTGACACCATTCAGTTCAATTCAACGAATCTGTCATGGTTCACCGCTATGCAGGGCACAGCGACCACCGCTAGCCTGAACGGAACACCAACACCCAATAGCCAAACCATCGCATTGACAAGCAATGGCACATTTAAAGCTGGTGACTTTATCAGCATCAATGGCTATGTCTACAAAATCACAGCAGACAGCACAGGGTCATCCATCAACATCAACCGACCATTGATCGGTTCGCCATCGTCAAGCGCACCTGTATTGCTTGGTAATGCTTGCGTGTGGACTGTGGTGGCTGAACAATGCCCAACCTACAAACTAAACCCGATGACCAATGGCGCATTCGTTGAATGGTCAGGTCCGTTTGTATTTCGTGAATACGTGATTGGATAAAATATGTCAACAGCCATTGCAGCACTTAGCGGTCCGCAAATCAATCATGCGGAATTTGTTCAATTAGTTGGTCCAACTTTTAACAATACTTGGTGCAATGCTGCATCTGACATTACTGTTAATGGCGTTGTGTATGCTGGATTGGGTGGTTATCTTGGCATTGATCAAATACAACAAGATTTAAAAGGCACAAGTGTTGATCTTAAGTTGATGATCACAGGGTTAGACCCAAGCAGCATTTCATTGATTTTGAGTCAAAACATTAAAGGTAGTCTTTTAACAATTTCAAGAGGGTTTTTAGATTCCAATAATCAAATTCTGTATGTTGGTGGAGTACAACAATTCTTTGGTCGTTATCAAGGCATTGTGAACAACATTAGCATCACAGAACAATTTGATAACGATAAACGAGTGCGTGTTGCAACTTGTGGCATTTCTAGCGCATCAATGCGCTATGTTTTAGATTCACGTGTCGCAGGAATTAAAACCAATCCTGCAAGTTGGCGATCAATTTATCCTAACGACACAAGCATGGACAGAGTGCCCGTTATTGCATCTACTTATTTCAATTTTGGCAAACAACCAACTGGTGGTAGCGCATCAAAGGTGTTGGGGTCAACTCAACAAAATCCTGTCGCATTGGTCAAATTCAATAATTGAGTATAAAAAATGTCTTTTTTATCAAAACTTTTTGATATTGGCGTTGCAGCAGTTACGTTAATTTATGCACCAGCCTTTTTAGCATCTTTTGGTGTTAATGCTGCTATTGCTAGTTTTGCATCTACTTTTGCCGCATCAATTCTTATATCGCGAGCATTTGCGCCAAATCCGCCAAGCACACAAGTCAATAACATCAGACAACAAGTGCCACCTGACCCGACTGCGGGTATCCCTATTGTTTACGGGGATGCCTACACGGGTGGTCGCTTTGTTGATGCGGCGTTAACGACCAATCAGCAAACGATGTATTACGTTATGGTCATTTCGTGCATCAGCCCAAATGGTCAATTTAGTTATGACACCACCAAGTTTTACTATCAAGATCAGTTAATTGGTTTTGATACATCTAATCTGACAAAAGTCATTAAACTGACTGATGGTGCTGGAAATGTTGATACATCAATCAACAATCAACTTTACATTTATTTATACACATCAAATGCATCTGGTGTGATTACACCAATCAATACCAGTTTGATGCCAAGCGATGTCATGTCAACGACAAATGGTGTGCCATCTGGTCAACAATGGACAGGCACACGGCAGATGAATGGAACGGCATTTGCCATTGTGCAGCTTAACTATAACGGCAATCAACCAGGCACTGTATCTTTACAGCCAATCACATTTCATGTGTCGCACTACTTGAATGGGGCTGGATGCGCCAAACCAGGTGATGTATGGTATGACTATTTGACAAACACAGTCTACGGAGGCGCAATTCCGACTGCAAACGTAGATACAGTTTCCGTTGCAGCGTTGAACGCTTATTCTGACCAAACAATTAGTTACACGACCTACACTGGATCGACATCAACAATTCCAAGGTATCGTTTCAATGGAATGTTTGATACAGGCCAAACAGTCTTGGCTAACCTTGACATCATGATGCAATGTTGTGATTGTTGGCAAACATATCAAGCATCAACAGGTCTGTGGACTGTTTCAATCAATCAAGTTATCACGCCTAGTCTGTCATTTAATGATTCCAACATCATTGGAAATATCGATGTTGGATCGGTTGATATTACGCAACAACCCAATCAAGTTGAGGCTAGATATAACGATGCAACCAATAGGGATCAACCTGGTTATGTGGTTTTGAATTTACAAACGCTTGACCCTACTTTGTTGTATCCAAATGAACCTGTCAATAAATATTCTGTTTCATTTGAATTGATCAATGATTCTGTCAGAACTCAATATTTAGCAACCAGGATTCTTGAACAAAACAGGATTGATCTGACCATTTCATTTGCTACCAATTACACAGGCATTCAGGCAAATGCTGGTGATGTTGTGACAATAACCAATGCATCATATGGATGGACAAACAAACAATTCCGTGTCATGCAAGTTCAAGAAACCACGTTACCTGATGGAAGTTTGGGGGCAGCGTTTCAATGTATTGCTTATGACGCATCGGTTTATACCACTCCAAACATCACTGAATATCATCCAACACCAAATAGCAATTTAGCTTATGTTGGTTATTTTTCGCCATTAAGCGCACCATCGGCTAGCAATTTTTTGCCAACAGCAACAGTACCAAACTTCCAAGTTGATTGCACAATGCCAACATATGGTCGGTGTCTTGAAGTCATTTTGTTTTATACAACTGTTGCGACACCAAGCACAACCGATTGGACTGTTTGGGGCACATTGATAGCATCAAACACAAGCCCGTATGTAAATGGTACTGTGGTGTCTTTCCAAGATATTACGTTGCCATCTGGCACATACTATTTTGCATTTATTGTTTCTAACGAATCTGCAAAAACAATTTTGTCACCATCAAGCAGTGCTGTTATTTGGAACCCAAACCCAACAACAAGCGCAGTGGCAGGTACATTCTTAGCTAGTTTCTCGCCACCAACAATGCAAGTGCCAAGAACTGGAGGCACAACACCTGTTTTTACTGGAATCATTACGCAACTATATGGCAGTGCTGCTGGCGGTGGCATTAACTTTGTTACAGCACAAACAGACAGCGATCCAAGTTTTGTAAACAATTCTTGGCGTATTGGGGCCTCGGCAACCACGGGCAACACCGATATCAACTACAGTGGAATCACGCTTGGCGCAATCACTGGGCACGGCACTTATGCACAGTGGGGCATTCCCACAGCGATGACTACATCACCAGCAACTGTCACAGTGCCAGTGCGTTATAAATCACCTTTTGGAACTGTGACGCAAGATGCTAACGCAATTTTGAATTATTACTTTCTTGACCCTGGCGCACAAGGCACAGCAGGTTCTATCTCTGCACAAGTTTATTTATATCAATGGTCAACATCAATCCCATCTGGTCCAACGGGCACATCAACTTATACATGGTCAAGCAACACCAATTCATCCTACACAGGTGGTGGGGGCTGGACAGTCAACATTCCAACAAATCCTGGCACACCTGGAGTAAGTCTGTTTGTATCATCGCAAACAATAACCGCAACTTCAGGCACAACTAGCACGACTGTAAGCTGGTCAGGTGCTAGCGTTTACAACATTTCACAAAATGGTGCAAATGGTGTTAGTGGTGTGCAATCTGCACAGGTTGTGGTTTATCAATGGGCTATTACGATCCCAAGCGGACCAACGGGTACATCAACATATACATGGTCAACGGCTACATTTACGCCTGTACCTTCAGGATGGTCAACAACCATTTCATCATCTCCAAGCCCTGGCTACACATTGTGGGCGGCTGTTGTTTATGTCACTGATTCTGCAACTGCGACATCCACCACTGTAAATTGGACATCATCAAGCATCATTGCATCTGGCTATTCAGGCACAAATGGTTCAACTGGAAGTCAAGGTGCATCTGCACGTATTTGCTATGCGGTGTCAAGTTCTACGAGCTTGAATTCAACCCCATCAACCTACGTTACTAGTGGGTCTACATCTTTTCCACCTTACAACGAATGGGGTGGTGCTGAAACTTGGCAAGGAACAATTCCAAGTTATAGCGCAGGTCAATCATTGTTTCAAAGCAACGGCATTTATGACCCTGTAGCCAATCAGACGACTTGGAATGTACCTTATTTGTCAAATTTGAAGGTTGGTCAACTTTCAGCGATTAGCACGAATACGGGCAGCTTAACTGTCACAGGAACATTCCAAGCCAACACAGCGGCAATCAGTGGCACAACAATGACGGGTAGCGGTGCGGTAATTAACAGCAGTGGCACATTTGCACTTGGCAGTTCAAGCGCAAATATCACCTACAACGGCACAAAACTAAACATCAATGGATTAGGCGTTGTCGCTAAACTTGTACAAAACGGAATTACGCCATCAAGCGCAAGCACATGGTATACCCTAGTGTCGCCAAGTTTGCAGGCAGGTTTGTGTTTGATCAATGGTGCGACTGCATATTTGGCAGTTGTTGATATTGCATCAGGCGCACAAACACCCTTTAGCGTTTATTTGGATTACAACATTCGGATTATTGATTCATCAAGCACTGTTTTATATACATTTGGAAGCGGAATTCGTTTTCCTGTCTACAAACAAGGATCAGCCGTTGATTTAATCGCTCAATCACCTTGGGACCCGTTTATTGCCAACGTGACAATTCCAACAAGCGGAACATATTATCTGCAAATTGAAATTGTCACTGACAGTGTTGGGAATGTTTTAGAGCAATATTATGATGCAAGCGGTTATTTGATGACCATCAATGCAATTGGCAGTGGAACACAACCAAGATTTTTGCAAAAACAATTTTCTGGTTATTACAATTTTTACCAACCAGGAATTCAATCGTAATTCTTGCATTTCGTGTATAGTCACAAACAATAACATATCATCGGTGCGAGTACGCACAAACAGTTTCGACCTGGAAGGGAAACTAAGATGGCACTGTTTAGCAAGAACGTAATCACTCAGGTGAGTGGTTTTGATAACCCGTTGATCACGGGTGAATTGGTGTGGAATCAAAAGTGGTATTGGAATATCACGTTGTTGGATTCCAGCGATAACCCGATTGACCTGACCACCGCAACGATTGACGCTGAGATTGTGCGGCGTGAAATCTCAAACCTGATGGACACTCGATATGGTCTGTCGTTTGATGTTGCCAGCTACACCCCAACACCGACACCTGTCACATTGACGATTACAAACAAAGTCAATGCTGCGGGTAGTTTTACTTTGGTAATTGATGACTCAGCCTGGTCATTGATTGCGACTGATCCTGAATTGGCGATCAACGCTACCAATCCTGTTTGCTTTACGGGTCGAATAAAAATTTCCTTTGCGGCTAACCTGCCAACACCTGCTGAAGATAACATCATCTTTTTGATGTTTATCGTTCGTTCAGATGGCGTGATTGAAGTCTAAGGGGATCAAAATGGGAATGCAAAAAGTTGTTGTTGTTGATGGTAACAATCTGATCGTTCGGATTGATCGTGGCATAGCTGGGCGCAGTGTTACAAATGTTGTACCAGTGCAAATCAGTGGTTCGCTTTATCTTGAATTTTTCTTTAGCGATGGCACAACGCAAACTGTTGGCCCTGTTGGGACTGTGCAGTATGTGGGCGTGTCACCTATCGTTGTCAGCGGTCCTAGCATTTCATTGTCCACAGTGCCCATTTCAGATGGGGGGACAGGTGCAACCACTGCAGCAGGTGCATTGACTAACCTTGGCGCAGTCGCACAAACGACCACAATCAGCGCAGGAACGGGTTTAAGCGGTGGGGGTGATCTATCGGCTAACCGCACCATTTCATTGGCTAATACGACCGTTTCTGCGGGTTCGTATGGGGCAGCAAATCAAACCCTGTCAGGTACTGTTAACGCACAAGGTCAACTGACCGCACTGAGCGCACAAAACATTGCCATTGCCAACACCCAGGTGTCGGGGCTTGGCACAATGTCCACTCAAAACGCAAACGCTGTTGCTATCACTGGTGGCACGATTTCTGGCGTTGGATTCACGCTTGATAGCTTGGATAACACCCCAGTCGGTGCAACTACGCCTAGCACTGGCAAATTCACGACCCTGGAAGCCACCAGCACAGTGAAGTTGGACAATTACACGGGCTACGTATATTCCAACGGCGCTACTGGCATTTCTGCGTCTACAACTGTACCTACAACCGCACTTAGCGGCACTGTTACCAATGCTCAATTGGCGCACAGCACCATTGGGTTAAATGGCGTGACGCTGACCTTGGGAGATACAAGCGACACGATCACCGCTGTCAATCCCAATGCGTTGACCATTGGCACTGGTTTAACTGGCGGTTCTTATGATGGATCGGCGGCTAAGACCATCACCATTGATTCCACTGTTGCAACTTTAACTGGTACTCAGACGTTGACCAATAAAACGCTGACAACGCCAGCCATTTCACAAATTGTGAACACTGGCACATTGACTTTGCCAACAAGCACTGACACTTTGGTTGGTCGTGCTACAACTGACACTCTGACAAATAAATCGTTGTCAGGTTCAACCAATACATTTACAAACATTCCGAATTCAGGATTGACCAATTCGTCAATCACCATCAATGGAAATTCTGTTGCATTGGGTGGGTCTACAACTGTCACGGCAAGCACTACAGGCACTTTAACCCTTGGCACTGGTTTGACTGGGACTTCATTCAATGGGTCTACCAACGTCACTACAGCGATTGACCCAACTGTTGTGACTACTTTGACTGGTACTCAAACATTGACCAACAAATCAATGTCGGGGTCTAGCAATACTTTTACGAACATTCCAAATTCAGCACTGACCAACAGTACCATTTCAGGTGTTGCCCTTGGTTCTAATTTGAATGCGTTGACCATTGGAACGGGATTGACAGGTGGTTCCTATAACGGATCATCTGCCGCTACTGTTGCTTTGGGCACAAGTGGTGTTACATCTGGCACTTATGGATCATCGGCGGTGATCCCTGTCATCACTGTGGATACCTATGGTCGGGTGACTAATGTCAGCACCCAAGCCACCAATGCACCTGCCTATCAGGGCGTGTGGAATGCGTCTACCAATACGCCAACGATCACATCTAGCGTGGGCACACCTGGTTATTACTATGTCGTGTCTGTGGCGGGTAACACCACGATCAATGGCACATCTGGTTGGCAGGTGGGCGACTGGATTATTTTTGAGAATAGCGTTTGGTCAAAAATCCCAGGTTCTACCAGTGAATCATTTACCAATCTGACCACGACCAATTTGGCGGTAACTGGTCTGACTGGTTATATGTATGCCAACGGATCGGGCAACGTCACTGCGAGCAGCACAGTGCCCACCACGGCACTTAGCGGGACTGTGACCAATGCACAACTTGCTAATTCCAGCATTACGATCAATGGTAATTCTGTATCGCTTGGCGGTAGCACGACTGTCACTGCTAGCACGACTTCACCTTTAACATTTAACAATTCAGGGACTGGCGCGGCATCAGGTTCTACCTTTAATGGTGGGTCAGCGGTTACTGTTTCATACAACAGCGTTGGCGCATCACCTTTGGCTGGTTCATCTAGCCTGACCACATTGGGCACTGTCACCACGGGTACTTGGAATGCTACGCCTATTGCCAATGCTTATTTGGCAAACAGCAGTATATCTGGCGTTTCATTGGGTTCTAATCTCAACGCTTTGACCATTGGTTCGGGTCTTACTGGTACGTCATACAACGGGTCATCTGCGGTCACCATTGCCAACACGGGTGTTTTGTCTCTTTCAGGTGGTACGACTGGACTGACCCCAAACACTGCAACAAGCGGCGCAGTGACATTGGGTGGCACTCTTGGCACTGCTAACGGCGGCACAGGACTGACCTCATTCACAGCAAACGGTGTTCTGTACGCCTCTGGAACGGGTACGCTTGCTACTGGTAGTGCGCTGACGTTTGATGGGACAACGCTGACTGTTGTTGGCCGTTTATACAACGGCAGTGCAAGCACATTTGGTGCAAGCTCATGGGCGATGAGTCTTGGAAATGGCGGCGTTTCTGCAAACTATTTCAAGGCTGATTCAACCTATTGGCAAAATGCGGCTGGTACGCAGACAATGCAGTTATCAAGCGGCACACTGACTCTTGCTAACGATGCTTCCATCTCTGGTCTGACTGTCGGTAAGGGTGCGGGTAGCGTGTCCACCAATACTGCGGTGGGTGCGAGTGCGTTGGCGGCTACTGCTTCTGGTATTCGCAACACAGGCCTTGGTTATGTTGCATTGACTGCCCTAACTTCTGGTGCAGAGAATACGGGTCTTGGTGCGTATGCGCTGACTGCAAATACCACTGGCGGCTACAACGTAGCCCTTGGTTCTCAGACGCTGATTAGCAACACTACTGGCGCAAATAACACGGCTGTTGGTTGGAATGCACTTGGTTTAAACACCACCGCCTCTAACAACACTGCTTTAGGCTACCAAGCACTTTATACCAACACCACCGCCTCTTACAACACTGCTGTAGGGTATCAAGCGGGGTACGGAACTACTACTGGCGCATCAAACACTTCCTTGGGTTATCAAGCTGGTTACAACATCGGCGCTGGCACTCAGAATACTTATTTGGGTGCGGCTTCTGCATCAAACGCATCATCGGGTGGCAGTTACAACACGGGTGTTGGTTATGCTACTTTGAACAACGTATCTAGCGGTCAGTACAACGTGGCTTTGGGGAATCAATCCCTCTACTCCAACACCACCGCATCTAACAACACTGCTGTAGGGTATCAGGCTGGGTATAGCAATACGACTGGGGTAGATATAACTGCCATCGGTTATCAGGCACTATATTCAAATACCACATCAAATTTCAGCATGGGTATTGGCTATCAAGCTGGATACTCATCGACTGGAGCGGGTAATTTGTTTGTCGGTGTTCAGGCTGGACAAAATGTAACTTCAGGGGCTTACAACACATTTATTGGCGGATATGGTGGTCCCGGTGGAGCTGGTTATTTAGTAACCACCGGTTCTAACAACACAATCATCGGTGGCTACTCAGGTAACCAAGGTGGCCTCGACATCCGCACTGCCAGCAACTACATCGTGCTGTCGGATGGGGCTGGGAATCCGAGGGGGATTTTTGACAGCAGTGGCAACCTGTTGGTGGGGAAAACGGCCACTGGTTACGCAACGGCAGGCGTCGAAGCCAGAGCAATAGGAAAAGTATTCGCTACTGTTTCAGGTGGCGATTGTTTGGAACTGAACAGACTTACATCGACTGGCACGATTGTCACCTTCGATTCGGCGAACACAACGGTTGGCACAATTTCGGTGACTGGTTCAACCACCGCTTACAACACCTCATCTGACTATCGCCTAAAGAACAACCAAGCCGCACTGACAGGCTCTGGCGCATTCATTGATGCTCTGCAACCCAAGACTTGGATATGGGCTTCTGATGGCTCTAAAGGCGTTGGTTTCATTGCCCATGAAGTTCAGGCAGTCAGCCCAACCACTGTGGTTGGTGAAAAAGATGCGGTGGATGCCGAAGGCAAACCCGTGTATCAAGCGATGGAGTATGGCTCTGCTGAGTTCATTGCCAACATCATTGCCGAACTTCAATCTCTCCGTAAACGCCTTGCAGCCGCAGGCATAGCTTAAAAAGGAAACATCATGTCACTCACCTTCACCACGACCATCAAATCCATGTACACCATCCCTAACCCAACGGGGTATGTTGTGAACGTACTTTGGACAGAGACTGGGACTGATGGAACGCATACCGCATCCATTGATGGAAACAGTCAATTCACCCCGACTCAGGGACAAACCATCGTGCCCTACGCACAACTCACTCAAGCAGAGGTCATTGGCTGGATTCCCCCTGACCAAATTGCCAGCGCACAAGCCAACATACAGGGTCAGATTCAGTCAATGATTACACCCCCTGTCAGCCCTTCAAACACCGCCCTGCCTTGGGCATAAGGAGTAAATCATGTCAAACGCATACACATGGACAGTCACCGCAATGGATTGCTATCCTCAAGCACAGGGTCAGTCAGATGTAGTTTTCACCGTGCATTGGACCTGCACTGGAACTGACGGGGCAACCCCCGCCCACACTGCATCTGTTTACACGACCACGGCAGTGACATACACCGCAGGTTCGCCCTATACTCCATACGCTCAGTTGACCAACGCACAGGTGGTTGGCTGGGTACAAGCTGTATTGGGGACTGCGGGAGTTGCTGCTGTTGAGGCAAGCATTGACACCCAAATTGCCAATCAGATCAACCCGCCCGTCATTTCACCACCCCTGCCTTGGGCAAGCAAATAAAGGAGAAAACCATGAACGACCAAAAAGTTGAAGTATCTATCGGCCTGATCAACGGCATCCTTCAATATCTGGGTAACCGCCCGTTTGTTGAAGTGGCTGAAGTCATCGCCGCTATTCGCGACCAAGTGACCCCCCAGATCAAAGTCCCAGAGGCTGCACAAGCCCCTGAGCAAATTCAGTAAGAGGCAGAAATGACCCCAGAAGAGTCCATTGCAGACACCGACAAAAGGTTGAGTGTCCATGAGGCGGTATGCGCCCAAAGATATGAGTCCATCCAAAAGCGATTCGATGAAGGATCAAAGAGGATGACCAAGATCGAATATCTTTTGTACATTGTGATTGCAACGGTTCTTCTGGGGCCGGGTGTTGCCTCTGAATTTGCCAAGAAACTTTTCCACATGTAATCATGATTGATCCCGTATCGGCCCTTGCAGCGGTTCAGTCTGCGGTTAAGCTGATCAAAAAAGCATCAGCGACTGTTGACGATGTTGCGTCATTGGGTCCGATGATCGGAAAATATTTTGACGCAAAGGCCACCGCTACCAAAGCAGCCAGGGAAGCTAAAAAAGCTGGTGGCAGCAATATGGGCAAAGCCATTGAGATTGAATTGGCTTTGAAGGCGCAAGCCGATTTTGAGCGTGAATTGCAGGGTTTGTTCTTTGCATCCAATCAGATGGATGTGTGGCAAAACATCATGAAGCGGGTGGCTGAAATGAATGCTGCAGACGCTGACCAGGCTAAGAAAGATGCCATTGCCGCAGCCAAAGCCAAGCGTGAACAAGAGGAATTGAACGAAATCATCCTAGTGGTGGGTGTTGTTATTGTTGTGCTGATCGTCTGCGGATATGTTGGGTTTGAAATGTGGGATCACTGTCGGACAAAAGGGTGCGGCAGATGAAAACCTTTTTGTGCAAAGAAATATTGGATGGGTTTGACCGCTGGTTCAAATTCTGTTGTTATTGCACTGGCTTGTGGTTTTTGTTGGACCTGTTGCCTAAATTGCCTGATGAATTGGCAAAACCGATTGCCGACAAGCTGGTTGGGGTGATCAAATGAAGTATCTGTGGGTGTTCTTGCTTGTTGGCTGCAACGATGTCTATCGATACCCATGCCAGAACCCTGACAATTTCTACAAAACTGAGTGTCAAAAGCCCAAGTGTTTGTTTACCCAACAATGCCCCGAATACCTTGTTGCGCCTGTATTGGAGAAACAAGTTGAACGACCACCAGAAAAGTGAAATGACACCTGAAGCCATCGAGGTCCGAATTTGGGGCTTTGTGGTGGTGATGGTGACTTTGGTGCTGGTGTTTATCGTGGGAATGTTGCTGTATTCGGTGACATTTGTAACTCAGCCAATCAAGTCAATGGCCCCGATTGACCAGGCATACACCAAGATGCTGAACGACATCGTTTTGTTGATCGTTGGGGGTATCGGTGGGATCATGACCAAACGTGTCACCAAAGCAGCGTCAAATGCGTTCACGCCCACAAATCCACCATGTGTCGGGCAATCTCAATACCCACAAGCACAATACCCTTACGTTCCAGCAGCAGCACCTTTTGTTGGGTCATTTCAGGGTCAACCCATTGCTCAACCTGGCGCAATGCCGACTTGGGTAAATCCTGCACTTGATGAGACTTGGACCCCTGGACCACCGCCAACGACCCCTGATGACTACCTGCACCCTGAGCGTGAGGAAATTGCCCAAGAGCGTGCAAACGCAAGGATTGAATCATGATTCCAAATCCATATCTGATCATTGGTGCGATTTTGACTGCCATTGCATTGTACTTTTTCGGGCATCACAAGGGTTGGGTTGAGCGTGATTTAGAAATGCAAGCCGAGATTGCCAGGAAAAATGAGGAAGCAAGGCAGACTGAACAGAAATTAACAGAACAGGTAAACCAAACAGCAACCAAACTGAGCGAGGCGCAAAATGTTGTCACTGAAAAACAAACTGCACTGGATCGTGCTATCAGGGCTGGTCGGGTGCGGATCACCCCAAGTTGCGTTCAAGCCACCGCAAATCCCACCCCTCCCTCCGGAGATCGGGACCAAGCGGGAAGCCAACCTGACCGACAGGTTGACCAAGTTGCTGATGCCGAGCGAGAAACCCTTGCAGCCATCGCAGCCATCATTGCCCAAGGCGACCACAACACCGAGCAATTGAATGCTTGCATCGATGCGTACAATAATTTAAGGACACAGCTAAATGGTCAACGCTAACCAGCTACAAGCACTTGGAATCGGTGCTGAATGGGTTGACCCATTGAATGAGACATTTCAGCGTTTTGGGCTAGATAGCGCATTGCGTCAGGCTGGATTTATCGGTCAATGTGGGCATGAGTGCGGTAACTTTCGCACTTTAGAGGAAAACCTGAACTATCGGGCAGCTACCCTGATGCGCCTATGGCCTAAAAGATTTCCAACGCAAGAGGTGGCAAATGAATATGCGGGAAATGCTAAAAAGATTGCGAATCAAGTTTACGCAGACAGAATGGGTAATCGTGGCGTTGATTCTGGTGACGGGTATCGATTTCGTGGTCGAGGTTGCATTCAGCTTACTGGTTCGACCAACTACTACAACGCAGGTAAAGCACTAAGCGTGGACTTTTGGGCAGACCCTGACCTGGTGGCTACGCCTAAATATGCCGCTTTAACCGCTGGTTGGTTTTGGGATACGCACAAACTTAACGCATTAGCAGATGCCCGTGATTGGACCAAAATGACCAAAGTGATCAACGGCGGCACGATTGGCCTAGAACATCGAATTGCAGCCATCAATCAGGCAATGGCTATTTTGTAAAGGTGGGGTACTCGCTGCGTCTATGCATTAAGTCAGGTGCGTTTGATTGCAACTGGCACAGCATCCGCTTTCCCCCGAAACTCAGAACGGCACATCGTCTAAATCTGCATCCCGTGGCGCACCAACTGGCACACGATCATTTTCTCTTATCTCATAGACATTGGCCCAACCATTCCAACCACCATCAATGGGTGGATGTGGGTTGTCTAGCTTGATCTTCATGTGGCCTTGATCATTGATAAACACGTTACCAATGGTCAGATACCTGGCTTTTTCGTGACCATCTTTGTTGGTGTATTTTCCTGTAATGATTCGGATGTCGTGTGTTTTTCTCATGATCTTTTGCTTTCAAGAATGTTGATTTTGTGTTGCATATCATCCAAGAATTTTGATACTTCGTTTTGTAGCATTTCAATGACTGAAGCATCTCGCATTAAGCGTTTACAGTAAAAATCAAGCCCTTCAGGTGATCTTGGGTCATAAGATACAAAATCACACCATAAACGACCTGTGCAATCCATTTGCCATTGCATCTGATAGATATATTTGGACGGAATTTGATCCGACAAAATAGTATCTAAATGCGTGGCTGTATTTGGGCACTTAATTTCAAGTAATCCATCATCACCTACCAAACCATCAGGAGATGCCCCTGACATTGGAATAATGTAATGATCAACAAATCCAATCTCTTGCACAAGCTGGTTAGTCACAATTTCATATTTTGCCCTTGCCAATGGTTCAGTTTCTGTGCCCCATTCCATTGCAGCATTACTGTATGAATCTGCCTTGATGCCCGTTAAGCGTTCGCAAATCAATTGGGCCATGTAGTTATCACGGCTGGCTGAATAACCAGACTTGGTTTTAGCCACTACATCAGCAACTTTACTTGCAGTGACCTTTCCAAGCCTGGCATTGAACCATTCATCGGTTCTTTGTTCCATCAGAGTTGTGCCTTTCGTGCATCTTTAGCGGCGATGATTCTTTTTTGCCAGTTGGCATCATTGCCGCAAGTTTTATATGCTTCAAGATACGCTTTTTTCAATTCATCTTCAGTAGAAGCATCTTGAATTGCAATTAGGTGATCTTCCATAACGCTTACATTTACCTGTGATTTTTTGGTGGCAGCGTTTCCATCATCATCTTCAGGGGCCATGCCAGTAGCGGCAAGCAATGAATAGCGTCTGGCGTATGTAAGGGCAGACCCATAGCCCTGGGGGTCATGCTTAGGTGCTGGCACGTGCAGCATACCACCCTCAATCACTTCACCAGATTCATGAATAAACACAGTTTCCACCATCACGCCATCGGTGCATTCGTAGGTACGCTGCAATAAACCTATCCCATTGGCGTTTAATGCGTCTATGACGGCTTCAACGCAAGCAGACAGGTCAGCATAGCGTGATCGAAAATGCGGGTTTGTAGACGTTTTTAGGGCAGGGCCAAATGCTTTTTGTGCTTTGACAAAAGCGGCGGCTACTTTGGGCTGGATTGGGGTCAACTGGTTCATTGGTCAGCTTTCAATTGCATGATGTCAAGTTGCAACGATTTGATTTCATCTTCAGCGGCATCAAGCAAGTTGCACAATTCCCGAATCTTGCCGTGCAGCAGACCGCACTGATAAGCCATTCGGTCAATGGGCTGGAGGCCATCACGATAGTGTTGGTGTGCGTATGTTTCACACGCCTTGATGATTGCGTCAGGGTCAATTTTCATTTTGTTTTCCAAAAGGTTTAGCCAAAAGCCATTTGTCACCAAGCAGACGGATGGATCGCACCCATTTGCGTTGGTTGGATCGGTTAAGTTGTTGAGGCACGTATTCAACATTGAAAAGTTGTCGTGCCCTGGTCAGCATCTTAGTGTTCACGATTTAACTTTGCCCGAATAAATGATGAAGGGACTGATTCGCTTGAATCTTCAAACTTGATGATGTCGTGTAGAACATACTGCTCAACAGCGTTTACAAATTCCAGCAATTCAGCCATGTCAAAAAGGACCATCAGCTTGTTTTTGCCGATGCCATTTTTTTCTAGGAAATTGAAGTATTGAGATTCAGTCATCTTTATCCTCAAACATTTGTTTGCCCACTTTCAAGCCTTGTTCATTCAAGCTAAACAGCCAGGTGTCATCCCGTTTGGTTACTTGCACAAGACCTGTAGCAACTGTGCCAAGAAATCCATCAACGAATTTTTTGCATTCACCGCAATGTTGAATCCAGTCTGGTGCAATGGACCAGAGATGTTCACCTGATTCATCACTGTGGATTGCTTTGCAAAGATTGGTGGCTTGTTCTTTTGTCCAACCGCACTCAATGAGGTAGTCAATGCTGGCTTGAATTGGGTTTTGTTCAGTCATGATCAGCCCCTCCAAGCAAGCATTACGCCAATGGCGATCATGGACAAAATGGTGATTACTGCGTAGACAAATTCTGTTTTCATCAGAGTTCCAAAAGTCACCTAGAAAGCACTAGGCATGCATGTATCTTAACATACAACTTAACATGTTGTATAGGGATTTACCCTAATATGTGCCCTTAACACAACTGTTAAGATTTAGCCTATGAAAAAAATCACTGCGATAGCATTTGCTGGTAACGCTAACAAGCTGGCTAACCTTTTGGGCATCAACCGATCAGCGATTAGCCAATGGGGTGAGGATGTGCCCCAAAAGCGACTAGAACAGCTTAAGGCATTAAAACCAGAATGGTTTGACACGCTGGTTGCACCTGTTTGAAAAAGCATGTATAGTCGGTTCTGTCTAGAGTGGCATCTAGGCGATGAATAGACTGGAACCCCATAGGTTTCTGTGTGGTCTTGCAAGGTGGCAAGCGTGACTTTTGGTCTATTCAATCGTCTTGCTGCTGCTCATGCCAGAGCCAAGACCACAGAGTGACTTATGGGGTTTTTTCTTTTCGGCATAGACCGTACTCCACACGTTAGTAAGACCTCAACCTGGGGGCGTGGAAGGAAAGGGTTACACGGTATGCTGAAAAGCTAGGGTGCAATTTCCGAATAGTCCGTGGGGCTGGTCGCATCATCAAGCCCAGGGGCATACGGTTCAAATCCGTAGCATGATGATCCACGCAAGTGGGGTGAAACCTTGTCCCTTCTATCCCTGTGGGGGTAGGGGGGTCTTTGGATGAAATTTCTATAAAACCCTATCTTTGGAGGACAAATGAATGAGTTGGCTTTATTCGCAGGCGCTGGTGGCGGCATTCTCGGAGGCCACCTGCTTGGATGGCGAACAGTCTGTGCCGTTGAATGGGAACCCTATCCAGCAAGCGTATTGTGCGCCCGACAAAATGACGGGTTTCTCCCGCCTTTCCCGATTTGGGATGATGTTAAAACCTTTGACGGAAAGCCGTGGAGAGGAATTGTTGACGTTGTATCTGGCGGGTTTCCATGCCAAGACATCAGTGCCGCAGGAAAAGGCGCAGGAATCGATGGAGAGCGTTCAGGAATGTGGGGAGAAATGGCGCGCATCATTCACGAAGTACGACCCCGATTCGTGTTCGTGGAAAACTCAACAATGCTCACTTCTAGGGGACTTGGACGAGTTCTCGGAGACTTGGCCTCAATGGGGTTTGATGCGAGATGGGGAGTGTTGGGAGCAGCGGATGTTGGAGCAAACCATCAGAGGGACAGAATCTGGATTGTTGGAAAAGCTGCCAACCCCAACCTCAACGGATTACAAAGATCAACCGACCAGCAAGAGTTGGAAAGAAAAGGGTGCAATCAACTTCAAACTGAGCAAACCCGAAATCAGAGTGATGTGGCCTACACCACGGAGTTGTTCAGCAATGGCGGCAACGATAACGCCAGAATCAGCATGGAACGAAAAACGCAATCCAAATTTGGAAACGATAGTTGGAAGGAGAACATGGGGAACTCCAAAAGTACAAGATTCACGTCATGCCTTGAAGGACAGAGGCAAGGGCAATCTTGGAGAGCAAGTATCGGGACTTCACAATGGTGGCAAATTGAACCCCCTTTGGACAGAATGGTTGATGGGATGGTGGATCGGGTGGACAGACTTAAAGCCATTGGAAATGGACAAGTCCCTTTATGTGCAGCAACAGCTTGGCGAATCTTGAGTAATGAATGTTAAGGGAAAACACCTAGACAGATGTTAAGCAGTGATGTTAAGATGATGAAACCTTGAAAGGAAACTCTGATGAAAACTTTGATGGAACGAAAGCAAGAATGGTGGGACTGGCACAAAGAAAACCCAAACATTTTTTTATTGTTTGAGCGTTTTAGCTTAGAGGCGATCACGAATGGTCACAAGCGGTTAAGTGCTTGGCTGATCATCAATCGCATTCGATGGGAAACGATGGTTGTCACAACTGGCAACGATTTTAAAATCAACAACGACCACATTGCTTTTTACGCCAGGTTGTTCATCTCAAAATACCCGCAATATAAAGATTTTTTTGTCATCAAACGGATGAAGGGTGAATGACATGATTGAAAGAGAACTTCTTACACGAGCGTTGTATTGGATGGAGGGCAACGGCAAATGGCAGGATGCCACTGTAATTTGCGCTGACATCAAACAAGCATTGATACAACCTGACAACGACACATCACAAAAACGTGTCGATGAAACAGCAAAACATCGACATGAGCCTGTGGCGTGGCAATGGCTGAATACTGCACACTTTCGTAAGAAATTACCAAAAGATGCTGAAAAAGGTGCATGGAATCCACTCTACACCACCCCACCCAAGCGTAAGCCGCTATCGGATGAAGAAATGTTCAAACTGTGGCTCAAGGTGCCCGCTGAAACAGAAGACCGTTTTGCATTTGCCCGCGCCATCGAAGCCGCCCACGGCATAGGAGAGAAGAAATGAGCGACTACACATACAAGCCCACTGGTGTAAGTATCGGAAGAATCGAAGTGTTTGAACCTAAGCCAAATATTGTTTTTCAAATGGGCCATGCCAATACCGAAATTATGCGATTAACAAAAGACGGTGTGTGGGTGAACCCTGACATAAAGCCAGAAGAAGCCGCACAAACTGTTTTAAGCGCCCTTGATGCACAGATAAAGCACATGGTAAAGAAAGCCGTAGAGGAAGAGCGCAAGCGTGAGCCAATGACCCTTAATCAAATCAGGGAACAATACGCAACTGCACCAGTATTGGATCAGCTTGAAACTGAAATTACTTTATCAGATTTTGCAATGCTGACACGCTATTTTGAAGACCTTTTGGGGAAATCATGAATTACTGCACA